CATGGAAGAAAGGACAAATGTTTGATTCCTTTTACGACCATGGCATGAGTAATTACGTTAATCTAGTAAAATGAATGATTATATAATGCCTGAAGGCTTTGTAGCAGATCCAGGTTGGTTGCAGGGAGTTGCAAGAGCCTGCCGTCATAACGTAGATATGATTCATGCGGCATATCAAGAGAACCCCGACCAGCTAACTATGGAGGATGTAGCTCAGCTTAATATAATGAGTGCTTACTTATATTTATATAGTAATGCACTAAACAATAATGATACAATAGTAGCTTCGGCTGAAGAGATAATCTGGCACTAATGTTAGAGATAAGCAGAAAAGATATAGTTGGCGATAAATTAATGAGTTACTCTTCTGACGAAAGGTTTCTTAAGCTACCTGTGGAAGGTTATATGGAATTACTTAATATTGATCCTATTCCTTCTCAAATTGCTATTATTAATGCTGTAAATAATCCTAAGTATCGTTTTATTTGTGGAGCAGTTTCTAGACGTCAAGGTAAAACGTATATTGCAAATATAATTGGGCAGTTAACTGCTCTTATTCCTGGTAGTAACGTACTATTGATGTCTCCCAACTACGCACTGTCTCAAATCTCATTTGACTTACAAAGAAATCTTATTAAGCATTTCGATTTAGAAGTAGTGCGAGACAACGCTAAAGATAGAGTTATAGAACTATCGAATAACTCTACTATAAGAATGGGGTCAATCAACATGGTAGACTCCTGTGTTGGTAGGTCTTATGACTTGATTATATTTGATGAGGCTGCTCTTGTAGATGGACGACAAGCTTTTAACGTAGCCTTAAGACCTACACTAGATAAAGAAAATAGTAAAGCTTTATTTATCTCTACTCCTCGTGGTAGAAATAACTGGTTTGCAGACTTCTACTATAGGGGCTTTAACGAAGAGCATATGGATTGGGCTTCCATCAGAGCTACGTATCATGAGAATCCTAGACACAGTGAAGAAGATATTCATGAAGCTCGGATATCCATGTCAACAGCAGAGTTTGCTCAAGAATACTTAGCTGACTTTAATACTTATGAAGGGCAGATCTGGAATTTCAATTACGAGAAATGTGTAACTAATGTAGATCAGTTTAAACCAGAAGGGATGGATGTATTTGCGGGTTTAGACGTAGGTTATAAAGATCCTACTGCATTTTGTGTAATAGGCTTTGATTGGGATAAGGAAGACTATTATATTTTAGATGAATATATTGATGCTGAAAAAACTACTGAGCATCACGCTAGAGCAATAAGAAAGTTAATTGAGAAGTGGGATATTGATTGGATTTATATCGACTCCGCAGCTCAACAAACTAGATTTGATTTAGCACAAAATTATGATATTAGTACTATAAACGCTAAGAAGTCAGTACTAGATGGAATAGCGCATGTAGCCACTATAGTAGATAACGATAAATTACTAGTAAATCAAATGTGTGAACATACCTTGGCATGTCTAGATCAGTATCAGTGGGATCCGAATCCTAATCTTTTACGAGAGAAGCCTAAACATGATAAATTTTCACATATGTCGGATGCATTAAGATACGCACTGTACAGCTTCGAGACGTCCGCAGGTACATTTTAATATATACCTCGCAAAAAATGAATCTTGACAAACGCTGTTCAATTTGGTATAATTTTTAGAGTGAAAATACATTATGGACCTAAAGAGAGACTTAGTCAAATACGTTAGAGATAAAGCAAAGGCGAAGTACCCAAAAGGATCGGAATGCTTTATTTGTAAAAGTGAAGAAAGTCTGGACTTTCATCACTTTCACGGATTGACAGAACTGCTTGACATTTGGCTAATCAGAAACAAGCTAAGTATTAATACAGCAGAAGATATAATGAATGTTAGGGAAAAATTTATAGAGGAGCACTACCAAGAGCTATATGACGAAGCAATTACTCTTTGTCATACCCATCACTTAAAATTACATTCGATTTATGGGAAGCGCCCTAAATTGGCGACAGCACCGAAACAAAAACGGTGGGTAGGAAAGCAAAGAGAAAAGCATGGCTTGGTATAACAACATATTCAATAGAGAACAACCTGATCAGGAAGAGAAATTAAACCCTGCTCAAGTTATAATCTCCAGAGACGAAGGCTTTAGTATAGGAACTAGTGAGAACTATATTAACTATGCTAATGCCTACGAACAGATTGAGGTTGTTAATAGAGCTGTAAACATGATCGTAGATGATGTTGCAGAAATCCCCGTAGATGTGGGAGGTAAGCTACCTTTAGATCCTGTAATTAAAAATATTCGTAAGTCTAGGGTTGATCTTATATTGAACAGAGAGCCCAATCCTTTTCAGGATGTTAATAGCTTTAAAAGAAATCTTATAATTGACTTACTAATAGATGGAAATATTTTTATATATTACGATGGAATGCACTTATATCATCTACCCGCACGAAATGTAGATATAGATACCCATGAGAAGAATTTTGTCAGTAAATATGTATATCAAGGTAAACTAGACTACAGCCCAGAAGAAATCATACATGTTAAAGAGAACTCCTTCCATTCAATTTATAGAGGAGTTCCTAGATTGAAGCCAGCATGGAGAACCATGCAGTTACTAGGTTCAATGAGAAGTTTTCAAGATACTTTCTTTAAGAATGGAGCAGTACCAGGACTTGTTATTAAAAGTCCTAATACTCTTAGCGAAAAGATCAAAGAAAGGATGTTAGCGGCTTGGAGAGCGCGGTACAATCCGAATACCGGAGGACATAGACCGCTTATTTTAGATGGAGGATTAGAAGTTGATACCCTAACTAATGTTAGTTTTAAAGAACTCGATTTCCAATCCTCAATTGAAGCTAACGAAAGAATTATCTTAGAAGCATTAGGTGTTCCACCTTTACTTCTTGATAGTGGAAATAATGCAAATATTCGACCTAATCATCGAATGTATTATTTGGAAACCATACTTCCTATCGTACGAAAAATTAATTTTGCGTTTGAGAGGTTTTTTGGATTTGATTTACAGGAAGACATTAGTAATGTTCCTGCACTTCAGCCAGAACTACGTGATCAAGCAGCATATTATTCAACTTTAGTTAATACAGGAATTATTACTCCTAATGAAGCTAGAGAATCCTTACGAATGGAAGCACTTGATGGGCTGGATGAAGTTAGAATTCCTGCTAATATAGCAGGTAGTGCGGCAAATCCAGAAGAAGGGGGGAGACCTCCTGAAGAGGATGAAAATGAATAAAATCTTTAATCTAACTTCTCAGTTCAAAGCTCATGAAGAGGATGATGGTACTGTAAAAATACGTGGTTATGCTAGTACTAACGATGAAGATCGAGCTGGGGATGTTATTGAAGCTACCGCATGGGAAAAGGGTGGTTTAACAAATTATAAGAATAATCCAATTATTCTATTTAACCATAATTATAATGAGCCTATTGGTAAAGTTACTGATTTAACTACTACTGATAAAGGTTTAGAAATTAGTGGTCTTATCTCTAAGTCTGCGGGTAAAATCCGCGACATGGTGAAAGAAGGCGTTCTCGGTGCTTTTAGCGTCGGTTTCCGAGTAAAGGACGCAGATTATGTAGAGGAAACTGACGGTTTAAGGATTAAGGATGCAGAATTGTTCGAGGTATCGGTCGTATCTGTACCCGCTAATCAAGCAGCTATCTTTTCTGTGGCAAAAAGTTTTGACTCAGAAGAGGATTACGCTGTTTGGAAAGCACAGTTTATCAATGATCCTCAAATGAAACCTGGTCAGTCTGTTAAAGACTCACCAACAGAAACAGCTAATGCTGTCTTCGAGGAAAAAATAATGTCTGATCAAAAAGACTTTAATCTTGAAGAGTTCGCTAAAGAAGTAGCGCGCAAAACAGCGACAGAAATCGCAATGGCTCAGGCCAAGCGAGATGTCGACAAGCAAGCTGCAATAGAGGAAGCTAAAATAGCCTCTGAAGCAGAACAAGCTACTAAAGATGCAGAACTCGATAAGAGGAAAGCTGAGGTTCAAGCTGTGGTTCAAGGTGTAACGACTGGTGCGGAGCGCCTAATCAACGATGTTGAAGAGCGCGTATCCAAGAATCACGAAAACCTAGAAGCTGTAGTTAATGAACTACGCTCCG